CTCGTCGATGAATCGAATTGCCTCTCCTGATCCGTATGCGACCTTGTAGTAGTACCCTTCGCATTCTGCTCTTTCTCTAAACCGGACTTGTTCATCGGAAACACGTCCATTCTTGGATTTGAGTTCCAAAAATAAACCGTGAAATCCTTTTTTGGCCCGAAATATCATCAAATCGGCAGTTCCCGGAAGATATCCGAGACGCTTCATGTTCGCGCCCTGAATCATGCGCTGTTTTGGCGTCCCTCCAAACTTCACCCCGGCCGGGCTCATGGTCATCAGGACGTCCGGGTATTGAGCGCGGACGTACAGGACCGTTGACATCTGCTCTCTTGTTTCTGGGTTGTCGTGCTTCATTACTCTCTCCAGTCGATGTCTGTCACCAAGACTGGGCTATCAAAACCCAGGCCGCTTCCTTTGGAGTGCTGAACATTTGCTTCACGAAGATCGCTTTCTTGGCTGTGTTCTCTGGGAAATCCGCGCTCAGTACCATTTCTCTGATCTGTTGTTGGCTTTGATCCTCCAATTAGCACAGCCTTTCTTCCGTCACTTAGGTAATGGATCGTCGTTCCTGACCATTGTCCTAAGTTCTGGGCTTTTGATATTGATGTCCCGCGATCGCAAACGCACGGGATCGAATAAATGTACCCGTCGTCAGTTGCTACGCTAACGTTTCCGGTGTAAGAACACCGATCGCACCCCTGCTTTGTGTCTACAAACCTAAAGTGTTTTTTTGTTGCCTGAATAAGTGTGCATAGCTTTATCTGCTTTAGGTCCTCGCTCACGAGGTCCCGGATCCCGGCCACCACAGCGGATTTTGGCATTCCTGATACAGAAAGTTCTGTCACAAGAATAGATTTTTTATCGTTACTTAATGGCCTGTCCTGGAGCGCAAAAAGCCTGTCCAGTTCTTTTGCCACTTCGATCTCATCAAGCGGGCTGAAGGTTCTTATTAAATCGTTCATCGTTCTCCTTTGTATTTTTAAGGGCTTCTTGAAATTTCTTATCTTTTATCTCCTGATCGCTCATCCTCACCTGCGGGATAATGCTGTTCCAGTTCCTGGACAGGTTCTCGATCGTAAAGTCGGCCCACCCGCTCTTTGCCGGCCATCTCTCCCCTTCCGCGCACATGGCTCCCAGGACCTTGGCTTTCTGGATACAGGCCTCTAATCCGTAGGATTTGATAAGCCTTGCGGCGTTTATGAAGTGGATCTTGTCTGCTTTGAACGGCTGACCGGTGTTTTTGGTGTAGAAGGATCCGAAGTTATCAACAAACGCCTGGTGGGGTGTGGCGCTATCAAGCGCCACTACGTTCTTTACCTTCTTATCATTCTTTACCTTCTTGATTGTGTCGCTCGGCTGTCGCTCCGTTGTCGCTCCGTTGTCGCTCGGCTGTCTTTCCGCTGTCTTTCCGCTGTCGCAACTTTGATATTCTTCCCACTTAACTATTGTAATCATTCGACTTGTGGTGCTTTTTTGTTGTTGTATCTGTCCCTCTTTCTCGAACTCTGTCAGCAGGTCCTCTATATATGACTCGCTGATCCCGGTGGCAAGACTCAGCTTTTTTCTGCCTGTGATGAACTGTCCTGGCATGACCGTTACCGGGGATCCGTTGAAGATAAACCTGTTTTCTGTGTGGGACGCTAAGAGGAGGAGTTCAATCCAGAGGGCTACGCGCTTCTCGTTTCCGTATCCGTACCATTCCCTGAACGATCTAAATAATTTAATGTAACCGTTGGTCATGGGTTTTCCTGTAAATAAGAATCCCCCGCCGATGGGCTTGAAGGAGACACGATTTCCGTGAGGAAGGTGTTCCAACACCGACGGGGGATTTTGTTATATTCTGTCTTTGGGTTCATGTTTATCTCCTTCAAGCACTTTTACCTTATTTCTTTACTTGTGCTTTGTCAAGTCAGTTGCTAGAAAAAGTCATCTGTTCTTGTCGTTCCACAAAAAAAAAAAAAAAAAAAGGGGCCTTCTTATTGCCGCGTGAAAAGTACGGCTCACCGGTCCACTCGCAGGTTCGGACCGTCTTTCCTGTGGTCAGGCATTTAACCTTGCCCACCTCGCGCAGGATCCCGTCCTGGATCAGGCGGGTTATCTCCGGGCGGATGAGTGATGGCTCATTAGTTCTTAATATGTTCATAACTTGTCTGTCTGACAAAAGACAACCACTGCTGTTCTGGAATGTGTCAAATACACGCCTTCTCCACGACTCTGAATCTCCGTTTTCCTTATGCTCACAATAAGCCTTTGTACTGTTTGGATGAATCATTTTAGTTCCTCCGATTGTCGACGCGTGTATGATCCATTATTGAATGACATCTAACGCAAAGCCTTTTCCAGTCGGACAAATCGCGCTTATATTCTCCGCTTACGTTGGCCCAATGGTAGACCTTCTCCTTTGTTGATCCGCAATGTACACAATGTTTCGGTTTACCTAGTTTTCTTCCTATCCACAGGTGAAGTCCGTGATATCCGACGCTATCTCCCTTCCATCCTGGGTGCTTGTCGTCTGTTTTAGATCGACCTTCATACCATTGTGGCGGGAACTTCCTTCCGATTCCGGCCTTTGCGATCTTTTCCAAAGCGTCCCTTGTGTGCTTCCTCCCGTAAAAATGATTGTGTGCCCCTCGCATTGAACACGACTTACACCGAATTGCTTTATATTGGGACAGCATCTTTCCACAATCGACGCAGAAATTATTGACTAGCCTCCTCTTTGTTTTTCTGTTCATTGGATCGCCCCCTCCAAGCTCTCAACGATGGAGCCTATTGCGATCTCCAGGCCGCACAGTTCCTTGTAGGACAAGGATGTGCTTTCCGTCGGCGCATCTCCGGCCTCATTGCACAGGGACAAAACCCTGCAATGGACCATCTGGAGCAGGGCGGCCTGCCGTTCCACCGTTCTTACTGCGTTGTCTTGGTTGATAATTTCTTCTGGCGTGACGTTGATGCGGATCGAACCTACACTTCTTTTGTTCTGGGCTGTCGTTTGCATTTGGCCCGTCCCTTCTGCCATTTCTGGCAATAAAAAAGGCGCTAGAGATTGCAAACACCAAGACAAGCTTGGGTTGGAGGCCTCGCGGACACTCCAATCTCTAACGCCGATTTTGTTTTTACCCGGGAACGGTGCCCGTCTTGATGTTTGCGTTTTCAACATACCAAACCGTCCAAAAGAAAGCAAGCGATTCTTGACCATCATTCTTCCCATGCAATATCTTCTGGTCGTGCCGCACCGGATGGGTTATTGCTCGGCTTGGGTGATGCGGCCGGGGCACTCCCCGTTCCGTCCTTTGTTCTCTGTTCAAAAACAAAGAAGGGTATCCCGGGTAAGTGGTTTAATTCAATAAACTGTTTCCCGTCGTCATTTATCCGAAGGGTTCCGCACTTGAGCCATACGTTCTTCTGCTCTCCGTTTTTCTCGTAGGTTCGCTTGGTCATAATGTCCATGAACTTCATACGATCTCCTTATTTAATTTGGTTGATGATCTTAATTAGTTCTTTACAGGATGATTCCAGTCCTGCTTTAAGCAGGGGCGTGAACTTTGAATCTGGGTACACACGCGTGATCAGGGGTTTAAGGCCCGGGTAGTACGACATAAAATCTACCCACTTCCGTCCGGTGACCAAAAGTTGACCGTGTACTTGTTGAAAATAATCTGACGGTAGGGTTCCTCCGAGCAGGTATTCAACGTGGACCGCGATCGACGGGCATTTAATCTCCAGGGCTCCATCGTCCCCTACAAGGCCGTCTGGGCTACATCCGTAGGCATGTGGTCCGTCGGCCAGGCAGAACCCAACCTGTTCGACTTTGTTATCCGTCGTAAACTCATACATCTCTCTAGCCTCCGCCTCCAGTTCGACGCCGCGTTGCATAGCACCGTTCTGGTAGGATTCCTCCGGAGTTCCAGAGACGTATTCACCGGCGAGTTTGTACAGGTATTTCTGCGCTTGCTTCGAAGGCTCCCCCTTCATCGTAACGATCTTGTCAAAAGAGGATGCGCTAGGTACGCCCAGACGGCATGCGTACCATTCCTCGCTTCTTTGGTCGCAGTTTATGATCTTCACTTAGAAGCTCCCTTCGCGGCTTTGCGGGCTTCCAGTGCGGCCAATGCCCTCTTGAAGTCTGCGGCGGGAAGATCTTCCATGCGATCAACTCCGAGGCCCTTGGCGAGCTTGGATTCCTTATCCTCATCACCCATCTCGATCAAAAGGTCGCGCAGGGTGCCGAGTTGTTCTTCACTGATCTTTACCGTTGCTCCACGGCCGTCGTCGTCTTGGTCCTTTGTTGCTAGGCCAAGGGCGGAGAGGAGCGTGTATCTCTGCAGGTATGTAACCGTTGACCCGATCGCTTGGATGCTGTTCTTGGATCCTGACGAGTCAGCCGGGGCTGATAATGTGGTTTCCTCGCTGTGTCCTTGGACGTGGGTGATGCGGCAGGTGACAACCACTTGGCCATTCTGGTGCGTGGTCCAGGCCACCGATAAGCCATGCTTGCTCAATTCAGCCGTGATCTTCTCGACCACATTAAAAAGGGACGCGTGGTTGTACTTAACTTCTTTATATTGAACCGTCTTGTCTTTGTCGATCTCCGGAGGGTTCTTCTTGAATTCCGCGATGGCTTGGTTGTACGCCTTCTTGGCCTCGTTGGCTTCCCACCGTTCCTGCAGGCAGAGAAGCTTCTCAAGTTTTTCAAGGTCAGCACCACCGGCCACCGCCATGCGGATCATATCCGCAGGTGTGTTCCCGACGTTTTGAATCTCTTTTGGTGCGCCATCTAATACCGTTACTTTGCTATCCATATCAAACCTCCCAAGGTTTACCTGTTGTTTAGTTGTTCTGTGTCCCGATCCGTTCAATCACTTTCAGCACGTCCTCCATGTAAAACCTGGGAGGAGCGCTTGGCCTGGCCTTCAGGACGCGAAGGATCCTGTTCCCCTTCTCATCCTTGACTGACCTCCACTTGGGCCAAAGGCGGGACAGGTGGTTCTTGGTGTACCCGAGCCTCTTAGCGACCTGTTCGAGGTCTACGATCTGTTCTTCCTGTTGATCTGCTTTTCCCATTTGCTTTCCTCCATTCTTATTCCTGATCTCTACACGCCTCGTACTCGTCGTCACAACTGCACGGCGAGTTACCGCAATCTGAGCAGTATTCAGCCCCCCTTTCTTCATCCTGTTCCTGTTCGTAAAGGTCAACGATATGATTCCCGGATCCAGGCAGGTTCGGTTCCATGGCTACCTCACAATCTGGCTGATGATGATCACGACCACCGCTAGGGCCATGCATGCCGACAGGATCATGGCCGCCTGTTCCTGCTTGTCGCTCGCTACGAGATCCTGGCTGTTCTCGGCGTGGTTTCTGATGATCTGGCGGCGGCGCTCCATCCAGGCCTGTCTGGTTTGCGCGGAGATCTTCATATCTTGCCTCCGGTGATGTCGAACGTTGCCATGCTGTATCCGTGTTCCCATGCAAGTGAGACCATTTTGGCGAGCATCTGTTCGCGCTTCTTTTGGCTTGTTCTCTCTTTTAGAATCGCTTCGATCGCGGCCCTGACTTGTTTTTTGTATTCTCTGTCCATGTCATCCTCCGTCGGTGTGTGTTGGTTTGCTTGTGCCATCACAAGCTAACATAAACCCGCGCTTGGGATTTGTCAAGCGGATTTAATGACATTTCCCAAGTTTTTCTGTGCTTAGATGTTTTTCATTGACATTTCCCAAGTTGGCGTGAGATAATCTGTTATCCTTGGGAGGTGGAAATTATGGAAAACTTGGTGAAATTCATCAGGAGCAGGATCGATCATCTGGGTCTGACCCCGCGGCAGGTGTCGCAGAAGTCTGGTGTTGACGAAGGCGAGTTGTCGCGCTTATTGAATGGAAAGCGGGGGCCGACCTTGCTTAACCTGAAGCGGCTCTCCCCCGTGCTTGAGGTCCCAATTACGGATCTTCTGGCCCTGGGTGGGCATGTAGAAAAAAATGTGATGTCATTTACGCCAGAACTTCCGGTTATACCGATTGTTGGAGAAGCTATGGCCGGGCACATCCGGGCAAACACACATCTTGGTAATAAGAACAATAAAACCCTCGAGGGCGCCAAGGCCATTATTGTGCGCGGGGATAGTATGAAGCCGATCGCCGGCGACGGGGATGTGATAATTTATAACGAAAACTTGACGGTACACAATGGCGATCTGGTCTATTGCAAGATCAAGGGGCACGGATCTTTTTTTAAGCGCTACTTCTCTTTGTCGACGGATGAGTACGCTAACCTGTCGAGCGAGTTACGGAGCCATCTTTCCCACGATGAAAAGGAAACAAGCGCCCACAGTTGTCTGCTGATGTCTGTTAATACCGAGCATGCTTTGCCGATCATCTGTATAAGTAATGAGATTGAGTTCAAATATAAAGTTATAGCAGTACAGTTCAAATGAGTTACATTTACCGTCGTGGGGATGTCTACTGGTATAAGGCGTACCGGGGCGGCGTTCCTATCAGACGATCCCTCAAGACCACGGACCGGTCCGAGGCCCGCTACCTGCAGGCGAAGCTCGATCAGGAGTTGGCCGAGCGGGTGTCCCCGGTAACCGTCAAGATCTCCGCAGAGGACGCGCTCCGCAGGTATTCAGAGGACCGGGATCCCTACCGATCGGCAGGCGTCAATGCCGACTACCGGACCAAGATCGAGCGCTTCATCTTTTGGTCCAAGGCTCAAGATCTCAAGGACATCACCGAGCGGGACATCGCGGCCTATATCAAGCACCTACTCGAAGCGCCGCGCAAGGTCAAACTGGCCGGCGGCAAGGTGAAAAACCTCCCGCCTGTCGGGAAGTGTTCGGTCAATAACACCATCACGGCCCTCAAGGCCTGGCTCCGGTGGTGCGAGGCCCAGAACCTGATATTCAAGAGCCCGGCCGCCCGGATCCTAAAGTTCGAGATCGAGGAGACTGATGCCCGTTTTGCCTCAAAGGAGGCCCTGGATACCATCCTGGAGGTGGCAAAACAGCCGCAGAATGCCATCCTCTACCCCGTAATCTTCACCGCGCTCTACACGGGAATGCGTAAAAAGGAGCTATTCAGCCTTGAATGGGGGGATATCGATCTCAAAACCGGGCTGATCAGGGTGAGGAACAAGGTGGATTTCACCACCAAGAACAAGCGGATCCGGCTCATTCCGGTCCACCCGCGCCTGGGCCGTGTCTTGGCCGGGATCCGGGAGGCCTCGGGTCCGGTGTTCAAGGTCACCAATCAGCGGCGCATCATGCGGAGGATCCTTAAAAAGGCCGGGATCCGGAAGGACGCCTGGCACATCTTCCGGCACTCGGCCGCATCTTACATGCTCATGTCCGGGATCGATATCTTTACGGTGTCGAAGATCTTGGGGCATTCCAACGTCAAAATCACCGAGCGCTACACCCATTTGCTCCCCGCGCATTTTCACCGATCCATCAAGAAATTGCAGTTTTAGGCACAATTTTAGGCACAGCGCCTAAAAACAAAAACGGGGCGGATTTCTCCACCCCGTCGCTATAGACTGGTCGGGAAGCCGGGATTTGAACCCGGGACCCCTTGCTCCCAAAGCAAGCGCACTATTGCCCTATATCTTGCCGCATCCCGTCGATGTCGTCTTACTTGTGCCCGTCATCGTCTGACTTGATTTCACGTGAAGCCTTTTTATCATGCTTTCTTGTGCGTTGTCAAGCGTTGGCTCTCTCTCGAACGGGCACATTTTAGGCACATCGTCATTTCGCTTCCTGCCTGCCGTACTCGGCCACCTTGCCGTTCACGATCTTGACGTAATACGGGACGTTGCCTCCTCCGAAGCTCATCCAGGCGTCATAGGTGCTTTCGACGAACCGGTAGTTCATGTACTCGGCCCCGTCCTTTTCGGTGGTGCTGACCGGCATTCCGAGCGCCTGGATAACTTCTTCCTTCTCCATCCCGGTGGATATCCGGTTGACCTTTGAGACGGTCGCGCATCCCACAATGCAAAGGCAAAGAATAAATATCGGCAGGATCCTCATCGTTCACCCCTTTGGTTTGTTGCGATTATAGGGCATGTTCTCATGATAGACAACGAAAAAAGCCCCGGATCCACCGGGGCCTTTTTCTTTTCGACTTTCTCTGATCATTACGGGGCGTAGATTCTGCCGTCTGCGGAGATAAAAACCGCCTTTCCGGCGCCAACGCCCGCGGCTCCACCATAGATCGATGGATCTGTAATTCCTGCCAGATACAGACGTCCATCAACTTCAACGTCGCCCGCGACGTACATGTCGTTGGTAGTTCCAATGGCGACGCTACCAGGGGTTCCTGCTCCGACTTGGAGCGCGGAAACCGCGGAGGTGGTACCTACGCCGATCGGTGCCGTCAGCTTTCTCAGGTCGACGACATACGTCACGCCGTCGAATGCGTCGCCGGCTGTCCCCACGACATTGATGTCGGTGGCCGGACCGATCATTGCGCCATCGTCTTTAATGCCGACAGCGGCCATCGCCGCGCTCGCCAGAAAGACCGCCATGATCAGGGTTAGGATTTCTTTTCTCATTTTACTCACCTCCTTTTACTTTTGGGTTATGGGCTATACGCCCGGATTTTTGAAAACTTTTGTTACTTGGTATTCTGCGTACCCTGCCAAGATCTCGTGCATCCTGGGGGACACCGCACCGTGCTTCTGGATGACGGCGTGGGCTATCTCATGGGCTAAAAGGCCGTCCCTTACCGGTCCTGGGCTGAAAATGTGGACGGTGTGCGTCTTTGGGAAATACTTCGACTGCTTCTCCGCGCCTTCAAAGACGACGATTTCTGGCGCCTGTTGCGGCGGGATATCAAACCAGTTACAGACCTGATCGGTCATGGCCTGCGCGGTCACTTCGATACCGCCCTGCTTCTTCTGTTTTGGTTTATACCACCACCACATGTCTGGCCTCCTTTACCATTGGAACGATCATCGGGCGGATCTTGACAAAGAGCCCGATCGGGCTAATGCGGCGCTTCCATACCTTGAACACCACGTAATGGCAGATCTCCGAGCAGTACCAGGCGTTCTTGTTGTTTAGATGCCCGAAGATTGTGGCAAATCCGGCGATCCCCCACCAGTCGTATGCCTTGCCCATTTCTGCATCGGCTATCCTTTGCATGTCCTCGATGGTATTGTCGATCTCGATATCGTAAATGTCCCACTTTTCCGGGTTCTTGAGCAGGGCTTCCTCGCTGATCCACCTGGTCCCGGTCGTGCCGTCAGCGTTGCGTGAGGCCGAGGAGTACCAACTATCCCCGATCTGGATCTCGCAATGGCAGTATTTCGGGGCGCTCCAGTTGAACAGCCCTGTCCACCCGGCAATCAGGCCGCCCCAAAGATCGCCTTTCTGCACCTTATAAAACGCGATCTTGGTTCTCACTTGACCTCCGGCGTTCTGTCTGTGCGGTTGAAGTAAGCTTGGAACACGGTGGCGATGATCGCGGCGATCGCTTCATTGGATAACTGCCCGCTGATGGATGCCAAAAAGAACACCAGGCCACATATCACCGTTAGAAAAAATCTGCCTGAAAGAAGTTTGTTCAT